ACTCGGAAACATCCCACTCGACGTCGATCCCATTCCGGTAATCACGTCGGGATTGCTCCCGTTCCACAAGCATCTTTGCGAATTTGATTGGGGACTTCCCGGCTGCTTTGAGATCCCGAAGCGTGTCGTAGACCTTCGACCGTGAGATCTCCTGGCGCTCTGCTCTCTCCCGGATCCGGCGAGCCTTCCCGTAGCTCGTCCCGAATTCGGCTCTGGCTCGGGCCTGCCGAGCGGCGTATTCGGCCTTGTAGTCCCGACGCCGAGCCATCGTCAGAGGTTCCCGAAGATCTCACGCACGAGGACGGCGTAGGGAGCCTCCGGCATGAGCGGCCCGTCGACTTCGGCTCGGGTCTCTTCCGGAGGCGTGTCCTCTAGGCCGAAGTGCTTGTCGTAGGGAGTGCTCTCGATTCCGTCGTCGCTCGGGCCGGTCGGCCACGGTCGGGACCGGATGAGACCGTCGTCCGCTCGCGGGTCATCGGGCCGCACTGGCAAGCGTTTGGCGTGTGGCGCCGCCGACTGTCGGACGCTCTTCGCCCGCTCGACGACGGCGACCAGGTTCCACTTCCCACGGCGGAGCGCTTGTCTCGGTGAGATCATGGCGAAGGGAGGTGTGAGGTTCACGCTCGGCCAGCGCTCGACGTCTTCCTTCGCCGTGAGGCCGGGTGGCCGGGTCGGGTCGAAGCTCTTCCACAGTCGGTCGATCTGGTGGACTTCCCGAGCTAAGGCTCGTTCGTTCACGCCTCGGGACTTGAGGCCGAGCTTCCCTCCCGAAGCGACCGCTTCCCGGGCCTGGTCGTCCCAATAGACCCCGGGTTTCAGTAGCGACAGGTTGGTCTTCATGGCCTCGGACCAAGCGCCGAGGCGCTCGGGATCGACGTCTAGTGAGGGATGTCGGGTGCGGAAGTACACGCCGTCGGTTGCGATCATGACGACGGCGGCCGACCGATCCGGATGCGAGGCGATCGCTTCGAGGATCATCGTTCGGCACCCGGCCGTGATTAGCGAGGCGTAGACCGGATTCCCGAAGAGCGGGTCTCCAATCGACTGTGCCATCTTCCCGTAAACGGAGTTGTAAACGAGGCGAAGCGCTCGGCCGTGTGGCGACTTCTTCCCGACTCGGATCCGTGTCGAGTAGAGACCGGCGACCGCGGCGAACGGCGGCGCACAGTCGCACGGGTCGTAGATCCACCATCGCCGGTAGCGCACCCGATCGACGAGGCCCGCTCGCCGGGCCGCCTCTAGCTCGTGGCGCCAGTACCAACCGGCCGTCTTGTGAGGCCGTAGGACACGGCCCGTGGGGGTCCGGTGGGTCATCGCACCGAGGAAGGGGTCGGAGCCGCTCACAGAGGCTTCCACGAGGCAATAACGGCCTCCCTTCGGCGGCCGTCCCTCGCCCGAGCGCCACGAGCCGTGGAGCAGACAGGGAAGCGTGGCGATGATCGCCGGATACGCCGAATTCACGTCGTCTTCGTAGGTCTCGCCCGGCACCAGGCCGTGAACGGGGATCTCGAACCACCCACCGAAGTACGAGCGCCGAGCGGCGTCGAAGGCTTCCCGGTCTCCGGCGTCGAAGCACGCTTCGCCGGAGTGATCGGGAGCCGTCGACTTGAGCCACGCTTGCGCCGCCTGTCCCGGTCCGTGCCATTGCGGCCGGGTGAGCTTCACTCCCATTTCGACCAGGCCGAGATTCACCCGATCCATGAGCCGGGAGAGGATGACGTTCTCCGTCACGTTGTAGGCGATCATCGTCGGCTCGATCGGCGTCCCGTAGGCGACGACTTCGGCGCCGCGGTCCGCCTTTCCGGCCTTCACGGTCTCGAATTCCTCCGGCGAGCAGATCGGCTCCCGCCAGTCCCCCGGGTCGATCGCTTTGAGGAAGCTCGTCTGAAACATGCTCCCGGCGTCGCACACGTAGAGCCAGGGGTGACGATTGACGACCTTCGCTGAGCCATCGCAAGTGCGGCCGCACTCGGCGCAACGGCCTCGGAAGACGTGGGTCGGACGGAGCTTGAACCGCTTCCCGTTCGGCAGGAGATCAAACTCCCAACGGCCCCAGCGCACCGGGAACGGCGTCGGGTTCAAGCGCCGGGCGCCACGAGCCGGCCTTCGAGCTTCGATCCCTTCGGGAAGTAGAAGCTGGCGCGCCCGCTCTTCGGGGAGATCTCGGATCCAATGAGCGAAGTCGTAGCCGAGGAAGAAGCCGACGAAGACCGAGGCCGGTTGATCGAGGAAGCACTCGTAGAGGAAGTCGAAGATCTCGTCAGTCGTGAGCTTGCGCCCGTTGTCGTGGAAGAGCGACCGCTCCCCCACTGAGAGCAAGACGTACTCGTGAGCGCCGTCGGGCCGCTCTACGCCTTCGCCGTCGACTCCGGCGAAGACGATCTCGTGTCGTTCCCGAGCTTCACTTCGAGCGTTGTTCCGGCTGTCGCTCGTGCGTTGTCGACGATGAGCCGGACAGTGCTTCATGCGAGCATTCTCCGCCACAAAGGCGGTCCCGCACGGACAGGTCTTGAGGTAGCGCAACGTGGGTTCTCCCGGTCTTGTTCGTGCAAATGTCGGATCGGACCCCTAGCCGTAGGTAGTCTGCCTCTCGGGTAGTAGCGCACCCGAGACCGCTCCTGGTCACGACGGCGCCCCCGGGATCCGCACTTCGATCGGTCGTGCGACACCCGGGGGCGCTTCGTCGTAGAGGCCCCTAGAAGCCGTTCTAAGCGCCTCGGAGCGATTCCGGGTGTTACCACCCATCCTGACGGCTCGGAGACGCACACGGCGTGAGCTAGGCCCCAGGGGGGAACGGTTGGCTCGTGACCGTTGCTCGGTCGGCGAGCATCCATTCCGACGAGACCGGGGCGTCGTCGTGCCAGACGATCTCCGGCGACAGGTCTCGGGTAGCCCGAGCTTCGAGCCGGTCGGCCGCAGTGTCGAGAGCGTCGGCCACGGCGTCGACGTAATGGAGCGTGGCTTCGTGGAGTAGCGCCATAGAGGGTCCTTCCTGGTTTGGTTCGCCGTGTAGGTCACGACGCGAGACCGCCCGGCCTCGAAAGGCCGGACGGCTCGGTAGGTGATCTACTCCCGTTCCTCCGAAGTGATCCGGAGGTTGTCGATCGGCACGAAGTCGCCTCCGTCGGTCTCGACGAGACATCCGGCGTTCCACGAGTAGCGCCAGTCTCGGCCGAGAGCGTCGGCCTTCGTGTTGCACTCGTTCGTCTCAGTCGCGGCGATGCCGACGCCGATCGACATGATGACGAAGCACACGCCTCCGCCGATCAAGAGCACTTCGCCGACGACGGAGTAGGTCCACACGACCAGGCCGAGGCCGACGAGTGCGACGATCCCGGCGAAGAGCCAGAGGTACGTCCCGGCGTGCATGTCAGAACGGCTCTTCGCCGGGATCGGCCGGGCCGGAGTCGCCGTTGTTGACGACGGCGGCCGGGGTCGCGGTCCGACGAGGGACGCCGAGCGTGTCGGAGGCGACGGCCTGGCCGACGTTCTCCGGCGCCTTGTGGACGACGACGCGCCAGTCGTCGTAGTCCCCCTGGCCGGTCCCGCCGCTCTTCTTCGTGAGCCGGACGGCGCACTCGTCGAGGCGGGTCGGCCGATGGCGCTTGTAGGCGTTGAGCAGAACAACTCCCATCCACACGAAGCGGACGAAGGGAAGCTCCGGGTTCGCCGGGTTCACGTCGAAGATCGAGACCGGCAGGTCGGTAACGACCGTCTCACCGGTGTCCTTGTCGACGAAGCTTGTCGTGATGATCTCATCGCCGACGATGACTCCGGCGAGCGTGTCGCCTTCACGCTCCGGGATCCACCCGACGACGTCGCGTGCGACCTCGTCGAGAAGGTTCGAGAAGATCCCGGCCGTCGTCGTGATCGCCGACGCCTCCGGGGTCTCGGTGGTCTTGGGCTTGGTAGGCACTCTGAGCCTCCTGGTTGGTTCCTCGTCGCTCTGGCGAGGGAGCCGCACCGGGACCGGGGCGCGAGATCCGGCCCCGGTGCGGGTCTCTTGCAAGAGCGGGCCTAGCCTTCCTCGCCTTCGCAATCGTGCTGGCTCATGATCGCCGGGTCGTTTCCGCCTTTCACGTAGGCGCCACAGGCGTTGCACACGTCATCGGCGGGAGCGTCGGGAGCGTCGCCGAGCACGGATCCGACGATCGTCGAGATCCGGCCGGAGAAGTCGTCGAGGATCTTCACGACGCCTTCGGCGTTGTCCATCACGAGACTGGTGACGATCGCGGTCCGAGCCGTTGCAACGGCGACGTTGACGGGACAGTTGAACGAGTGTGCGAGCACTCGCTCGAAGAGGCCGTTGAGGCTGATTTGCGGGCCGAGCGGATCGAGGTGCCCACACAGGTTGCACTTGAGCCACGAGCACCATTGGGCGGCGTCGGCGTGGATCTCGAAGGTCTCGTCGCTGACGTTCACTTCGCGCCGCCTTGCTTGCGGAAGAAGCGTCGCCGGGTGGTACGGGAAGGGGTGTTCCCGAAGACGGTCCCGAGGATCCCGGACCGGGCCGGGGAGTGGCTCGCTCGCCGGTTCCGTGCCCGCTGTTGGCGTTTGGTGGTCATGTAGCGCTCTCCTGGTTGGTTCCCTGCCGATCTGGCAAGGGGAAGCGGCCGGACGGCGGGGAGGCCGCCCGGCCGCTTGCTCCTGTCAGATCGGCCGAGTGTGGACGTCGGTCACGAGACGACCGGTCTCTCGTGCCCACGGGAGGATGTCACGGCGCCAGTCCCACACTGGCACCCGGCCGCCCACAGTCCATCGGGCCGGAGGGAACGGGTGAGCGCCTCCGGCTCCGGTCGTCGCCGCGTGGCGGATGTTGGTCACGGTCTGGTGCGAGAGACCGAGCATTTGAGCGATCTCGACGACTCCGACCGGCTCACACACGGTGAGACCACTTCGGCTCGTAGCTGGCGATCCTGGCGCCGTTGAGCAGCGCGTGCGAGCCGTCCTCGTGATCGACGTAGAACCAACCGTCGACGTCGAGAGATCCGGCCCGGATCGTCCCCCACTTGCAGTCGTAGTAGTTGAACACCCGGTCGCCCGGCTCCACCCGACGACCGTCTTCCGTCGTGATGCTTGGCATGTAGCGCACTCCTGGTTGGTAGGACTTCGGTACTGCGGGAGTCAGGCTACCACGTTTAGGTGCGGGGGGCCTGTGGGGTCCATCCCCCCGCTGCACGCCGCTCCGATGCCCCGGGGGACTTGCCGTGCCGAGTTGGAAGCGTAGCTACTCGGGCGCGGGCCCCTTTCGTGGAGCTGGCGCGCGTCACCAGTCGTGCCGACGGTTCGGATCCTCACGGATCGCTCGATCGGCCTTCTCCCCGGCCTTCCGGTCGGCCTCCCGCTTCTCGGCCGCCTTCGACTTCTCGGCTCGGCGCCGGTCTTGCTCCCGGGCCTTCGAGCCTCGGTCTCCGCCTCGATCCTTGCTCTTGCTCATCGTCGCCTCGCTTGGTTGGTCACCCCGGCGCCGCCGACTCCCCGGCCTACCAAGACAGGAAGACCGGACGGCGCCGGAGTGGATCGGTAGCGCCGCCCGATCGCGAGCTACGCCCCGAGATCTCGGCTAGGTCTTCGACCCCCACCAGCGACCGGAGAAACCCCAATCCGAAGCGACCGGCGTCCCTTCGCCCGAGCCTTCGCCCGAGCCTTCGCCCGAGCCTCCGCCTTCGCCCGAGCCTCCGCCTTCGCCTTCCTTCGGCGTCGGCGCCGGGATCACGTTCCCGAGCGCATCCTTCACGCCGTCCCGGATGGCTTTGGCGAGATCTTCGAGATCTCCGACGGTTGCGGCGTCTTCACGCTTCCGTGTCATCGGCGCCGTTCCTTTCGGTGCTGGCCGGGTACGCCCCGGCGATGGTCATGACCTCATCGCGCTTGATATGCCCCACGAGTACAGACGACGGAGCAGAGCGCCGCACCGCGGCGGCGCCGTTCCCGAAGAGGTATCCGGCGATGAGCGTGAGGAACGGTGCGGCGTCCTCGAAGGTGATCGTGTTGAAAGCGATCAAGCCGAAGAGGCCGACCGTGAAGACCACGATCAATGCGAGCTTGCCTACGTCGCCGACGACCATCACGACTCGATCAACCCTCGCCACGTCTGCGGTCCGACGATCCCGTCGACGGCCAGGCCGTGCGATGACTGGAAGGATCGCACGGTGCCGTCAGTCTGCGGGCCGAAGTCGCCGTCAAGCGAGAGCGAGTAGCCGTGAGCCAGCAGTAGGCCCTGGCACTTGCGGACGGTGGATCCCTTGGATCCCTGTCGGATGGTCTCGGGAATCACGTAGCCGACCTCCCCGGTAGGCGTAGGCGGAGGCGGAGTCTTTCCGCCTTGTGCAGCGAAGAAAGCCCGCAAGTCCGTGGCTTTCTGACGAGCTTGGTCGGTCGTGCCCATCCACTCGAAGTGCATCGGATCCGGCCACGAGTACTCGCCTCCCCAGCGGAAGCCGACCCCCTTCCAGAAATCGACCACTACTCGAGGGATGTCGGACACGAAGCGCCGGTCGGCTCGCCGTGGGTTCGTCGTGGCGTTGACGTCGATCGCCGTTCCCCACGAATGGTTAGACGCCGTTGACGTCCCGGCGATCGGTCGGCACGAGTAACCCCACGAGTCGTCGGGCCGGACGTCGTAGCCGAGCGCCTCGGTCACGTCGATACAGATAGCGATGAGATCGGCTACGGCCTTGTGGAAGGCGCGAGCGAAGCCGTCGGAGCGCTTGAGTACGACCATGTTCCCCGGCTGGCAATTGGGCCACCCGGTGCCGAACGAGCTATGTGCCATCGTCGGCCGCCTGGTTGTCCTCGTCGGTCGACTCCGGGTGCTCCGGGTGATCCGGGTAGTTGGCCGGGTCGGCCGGGTCGTAAGGCTCGGTCGTCCACCGCGGCTCTTCGGTAGGCGTTGTCATGACGATCGAGTCTAAGTGATCGTGTCGTAAACGGGGATGAATCCGATCGAAACTCCCGCCGTGTCGAAAATCTCTAGCTTCCCGACGACGGCTCCGACCGGCCCGGCCGCCGCTTGCACCGTGTCGGTCAAGATGTGGGCGTCTTTGATCGTCAATTCTTCGGCGCCACCTGCCGAGAAGTGCTGTAGCTGAGCCTTCCCACTCGCGTTGACCTTCGAGAGTGCGACTTGCGAGCCGTCGGTCCCGAAGACATAGATCCCGGGAATCCCGCCAGTCACGGTCAACGTCATGAACAAGAAGTTGCTTGAGTCGAAGAAGTTGATAGTGGCGTTCGTCCCGTCGAAGACGATCCGGCGCCCGCTCGTGGCGCCGAAGGGGAGCACGAAGCCACGGAGGAACACGGCGAAGGCGGAGCGCATCAGTACTGCGCCGGTCGGTAGAACATGATTGCTTTCCCTTGTGCGTTCGGCGTTGCGCCGGTCCATCGGATCGTGACGACATCGCCCGGGTACATGGGTAGCGGCGGATCTCCGGCCGCGGCGTCACCACTCGGGATCAACGGAGTCACGAGCGAGTCGTTAACTCGAAGCTCGGCCACACAACCGACGGGAGCGTTCGCCATCTCGATCGTGATTTGCGACGCTTCCCATGCGACTTGTCCGGTCGCCCGAAACGTAATCAGACATACCCCGGCCGCGTTCGTGATGCCGGTTTGAGTGATGCGTTTCGGAAGGTCGGCGGCCCGGAGGCTCATGTCGGAAGAGCGCCGATCGGGATGGCGACGATCCGGGGAGCGGAGAGCGCCTCAAACACGATGTCGAGTGCGGCTCCCGAGTCTTGGAAGCACTCGATCCGGAGGTACTGGCCGGGCGCGGGGTTAAAGGCCGGCTGTTCGCCTGACTGAATGTGATGGACCTGTGTGGCGCAAGCGCGCTCGGTCTTCGTCCCGGCCGGGAAGTTGAAGAGACCATCGATGAAGCGGAAGCGGATCCCTCGGTCGTTCGTGGCGTTCGCGGCGAAGGCAACTTCGGCGACGGCCGATGCGACGCTTCCGGGTGGCGCTTGCCATGCCACCTGTCCCTTCGTCACGGCGTCGCCGGTCGACATGGTTCCAGTGCCCCCGGCGCAACCGGTGATCGTCTTCGCTCCGACATTGATCCCGGTATAGGAAACGACCGTGTGTTTCCCACCGATCGTGATGGCGACGTACTCGGGAAGTGTGGCGGAAGCTGGCACGTCGAGAGCGTCGACCGAAGCGAGAAAGATCGTCGGTTGCGGGAGGACGGCGAGGTGCGATCCCGCAGCGATGGTCGTGCTTCCCGGCGTGGACAAGCTCCAATTGCCTCGCACGGTCGTCAACGTGCCGAAATGGACCGGCTCCCATGTCGCGTTGCGGACTACCTCCGACAGGGGCGACTGAATGAAGAGCACGTCACGCGCGGTTGCTCCGAGATAGACGCCACGACCCATCAGAGCGCCCAATTCTCCACGATGACGGTCACGGTGCGAGAAGCGCCGACCCCGGCCGCCCAAAGCTCGTCGGACGACGAGTAGAGCAACGGGACGCCGTTCGGCCAGATCCCTCCCGCTCCGTCCGAAGCGGCCTCGGCTTGTGTTGAGCCGAGCCGGATGTCTCCACCGATCGGGACGATCGTTGCGAGCTTCCGTTTCGGGTCGGCGCCGAGAAGAGATCGGTTCGGGAGCGTGGCGACCGTGCGCGTGAAGATCCCGCCCGTTCGGCAGGGAAGCTCATCGGTGCGCACGACGCCTTGCACGTCGACCGGGATCGGTTGATCCGGGCCGCCGTAGGTGGCGCCACCTTCCACCTGGTGAAGCTCGGCGACCGTCGGAGTGTCGTGCTCCCCGGCGCCGTGGATCTCCGTCGGTCGGGACAGGTCGGCGGCTTCGAGATCGACTTCGTTCGGCCCCTGGCCGAGACCGCGAGCTCTACGTCGTGCCATCGTTGCTACCTCCGGTCGTGGCGCCTCGTGTGGCGACCGCTTCGACAGTCTCGCCGACCTCCGTCCCTCTGGCGACGATCGCCACTCCAACGAGCACGATCCCGCCTCCGGCGAGCACGAGAGCGATCCGGCGCCATGTGTTCGGATCCGTGATCCACTCGAAGAATCCGGCGATCGACTCGCCGACGTTGACGATCGCTCCCGCTACGTCATCCACGGCGTCGAGAGGGTTCGGGATCGAGTCGAGGCCGCCGCTCCCGCTCACGTTGTCTCGGGCCGTCTTCGCACGATCGAGGTAGGCCCGGTAGGCGCCGTTGCGGTAGGTCGTCCACGGCCGCCAATTGGTCCCGTTGGAAGAGACCGCAGACATCGCCTCAGCGTTGGTCTTCGGGTCTTTCAACTGCTCGGCTGTCCACTGTGGATGCGCACGCTGGTTGATCTGCCAAATGCCGACGTCGCCGGTCGCACTCACGGCGGAAGGGTCGACGGTCCCGCCTCCGTGCTCGGCGATCGCCACGGCGACCGCGGTCGTCGGATCGGCCATCGCGTAGAGACCGGCGTACTTCGCTACCTCGTCGTCGTCCATGCTCAGACGCCGAGGCGCTCCCGCACGAGCGACCAGAGCACCCGGATTCGGCCCCAGATGTCCGCCAGAGCTTCCCGGAGGGTCTCGACGGCTCTGTGATAGCCGGGAGCGTTCTGCGGCGTTCCTGGCGCCTCTGGTGCGGTCATGGGAGTACCGCGATTTCGTTCGCCGGGTCGTGGGCCATCGTCAAGTGCTCGGAGCAGAGATCAAGCACCATCGGCGTAGGCCCGTAGGCCGGGTGCGGATAGACGAGGCCGACGGCGAGCCGCTCGGCCGGTCGATCGATGAGATCGATCAAGCACACGTCGCACTTACCGTCCACGGCTAGACCGCTTCGAGCCGGGCGGCGCCATAGTCGCCGGGGGCGTCGGCCTGTGTCGGGATCGACTGTTCCCGTGCGCTCGTGCCCATCGCCGACCCGGTGAAGGGGTTCACCCAAATCGCGTGGCGGGTCGTCCAGTCCATCGCGATCGTGAGGCCGTAGCCGGTGACGGCGATCGTCGGATCCTTCGTGAGAAGCGAGATCACGGAGACGATGCCGACCGACGTCCAGAGCGCTTGTTTCCGGGCGGCCTCGGCGTCCTCGTCTCCGGCTTCGAGCGTGCGGAGATCGCCGTTCGGCGGAAGCGAGCGCGCGTAGACGGCGAGCACCAGGCCGCCGATCGCCAGAGATCCGGCGAGTGAAAGCTCGGGTCGGAGTGCCATGTTCGGTCTTCCTTTCGTCGACTAGCGGAGGATCCACACGTCATTTGACATCGTGGGCGGCCCGTATCCACCCGGGCCGCCCGCTCGCACGGCGTAGGCGTAGTGGGTGTCGACGTCCACGTCTTGCGGCCACACGAGTTGCGTCGTGTTCCCGACGTTGGTCCACGGCGTGTCGAGAGAGCTTCCGGCGATGCGAACGAATTCGTACCAGGTGGCGCCCGAAGCGGCTCCCCAATGAAGCTCGATCGCGTCCTTGTGGCCGATGGCGGAGACCCACGGCGGAGCCGACGGAGCGCCCGGTCCGGCCGGAGGCGGTGGCTGGTTGGGCGAAGGCGGTTGGTTGGGCGGAGGCGGCGGAGGCGGCTCTTCGTGCGGGGGCGGAGGCGGAGGGATCTCTTCCGTGATCGGGAAGGGTCCGTTGTTGGGAGGCGGCCCGAGCACGTTCACGACGGCTCGGATCATGCTCGCCTCGGTCGCTGTAACCGGGAGCTTCGCTAAGTACTTCGTCAGGCCGGTGGCGATGACGGTGACGGCGAAGCCGAGACCGGCCGCGGTTTCCCGAGCCATTGAGAGCCACTCGGCGTTGTTCTCGGCGAGGCCCGGGGTCGGCGTGGCGCCGCCGACGGAGATCCCGGAGTCGACGACGGTCGGCGGCTTGTAGTCGGTCACAGGAAGCTCGACGGCGAAGCCCTGGTCTTCCTCGGCTCGGCTACCGGCCGTCCACCAGGCGTAGCCGACGATCCCGGCGACGGCGGCGCCTCCGGCGTAGAGCCAGGGCTTCGGGACGCTTCCGACGACGGGGACTTTCACGACCTCGGCCATCACCCGGCCACCCATTCGCCCGAGATCAACCGAGGCGCTTGCGGCGTCTCGGATCCATCCGTCATGACGGCCTGGTCGAAGCGCTCCGGGATGCGGCGCATTTGCGGCCGAGCGTTGACCGTGCGACGCACCCGAGCGAGCGACGAGAAGGGGGAGTTGTACGGCGATGCCGGGACCGGAGTCGGAGCGTCGCCGATCGCCGTAACGACGTTGAGCGCCGCTACGCGCTGGTCGTGGATCCGGAACGGCGGCGCCATCTTCCGCCAGAGGTTCCACTGTCGGTAGTGACCCGGCCGGAAACCGAGGCCGCCGTAGCTTGCGTCGCCGGGGTTGTTCTGCGGCTCGGCGTTGAGACCACGGCGGAGAGCTACGTCATCGATCCGGGAGGCGTCGCCTCCGAGGCCGTCGAAGGCGTCGGTTTCGTAGCTCTCGTCCGAGTGCTGTGCTCGGACGCCGGGGGAACGGCCGACCGGCCCGGCGTCGGCTGTCGAATGTCCCGGATCCCACTCGTGGCCGTCTTCCCACGGAGCTTCGGGAACGACGACGCCGGGGGAGCGGGTAACCCACTCCAAGCCGACCACAAGAGGCCCGGGGGCGACTTCCTGATACGGCTCGGCTTGCCACGTCGGCACGTAGTCGACGGAGCCAGGCTCGAAGTGCTCGGGCGCGGCCTGGTGAAGCGGCGCCTGGTTGGGATCCGGCGCCCGCTTGGCTCGCATGAGAGAGCCGGACAGAGGCATCGGGTTACCGACCCATCGCGGTACGGAGGCCGCCTGAGAAGACGTCTCCGGCCGCCCGGAAGACCTCCGGAGTCTGCCGACCCGGCAGGATCAACGTCGTGATCATGCCGACGGAGACGATCGCCAGTGCGATCTTCTGGATCCCTTCCATTACGAGCCTCCCTCCCACCAATGTAGGAGATTGTCGATCGGGGATTTGCGGTCCCGATACCGGGTGAACAGTGCTGTCACGAGCGCTATGTAGGCGATGCCTCGTGCGAGTGGCGGTGACCCCTTCTCGACGAGTGCGAGACCGGCCGCCGCGATGCCGGTCCCGACGGCGACTCGCACGGAGAACTTGAACGTGTCGTCGACGGTCTCGGATTGCAGTAGGGCGCCGTTAGCCCACGAGATCACTCCGAGAGCGAGGATCGGCCCGGTGCTACTTGCCATTCGTGCTCCAATGCCACGGCTCGGAGGGAAGGTTCTGTAGGCCGAGGCCGGGGGCGTGAGCCTGTAGGTACAGGAATCCCGGCGACTTGCGAGACCGGATGAGTTGGGCGTTCCACGAGAAGTCGACCGCGAGGCCCTTCTCGTGCATGGATTCTCCGACCGGCGCCGTCGGCGGCCCGCATGAGCACGTCGACGAGTTGGGGTTGTTGCAGCAGTGCTCCCGGCGAAGCCGAGCCTGGTCTTCCCGAGTGCGGTAGCCGCTCCCGGTGAGCAGATTCGGCCGAGCGCCGGTGACGAGCTGGCTCACGGCGTCGGCGATCGACTCGTCGACACGGATCCCGGCGACCGATGTCAGACGACCGGCCGCGTTTGCGGCCTTTCCGATCCCGGCGAGACCGCTCGTCCCCCGGAAGCTCTGTGTCGTCGCACGGCCGCTCGGGACGTTCCCCCGGAGAAGCTCCCTCAAGCCTTCGACCGGAGGAACGTCCCTCACGCCAACGAACATGAGCCACGCGCCGGCCGCCGTGATCAAGAGCGCTACGCCGGAGATCCCGGCCGTTCTCTTCGCCACGACGACCGCCGACGACTACGCGCCCGCTGAGCCGATCTTGCTACGCACGATCGGCCAGAGCAGCACCCCGGCCAGAGCGCCGACGGCGAACGTCGAGTAGGGGCGGAAGAAGCGCATCGGATCACGACTCCTTGTCGTCGTTGTCGGCCTGGTGCTCGTCGTCGTCGACGTCGATCACCAGTCCCTTCGCCCGCTCGCCGAGGCGCTCGGCGAGCGTGCTGCGGGTCTTGTCGGAGAGCCGACCGAGACGGTCGATCTCCAAGAGCGCGGCCGCGGTGGTCGTGGCAAGGCTCTCGTCGCTCTCGTGCTCGTCGGAGCGCTTCGAGCGAGTGCTCGCCGTCGACTTCTCGGCGGCCGCCTTCGTGGGGGTTGCCATCGGTTACATGCCTCCCGTGAGTTGCAGGGGATCGCCTCCGGCCGGAACGACTTTGTTCACGAGCAGCGCGTAGTTGTTGGCGCCCGTGCCGCCGATCGTGCCGCTCATGACGAGGTTGGTCGCCGATGAGACCGGCAGGTAGCCGAGGCGGGTCTCGGCTCCCGGCTTGAGGCCGAAGTCGAGGTTGAACGGGAGCGGGTAGACGCCGTTGTCTCGGCCCCCGGCCGCCTCGGCTGCCGCCGTGTAGCCGAAGTGCGTCGCAATGAAGTGACGCCAGAGCGTGCGGCCTCGGTTGACGATTTGGCTCGTCTCGTAGAGCAGCGTGAACGGGTCGGGAAACTCCGTGTCCCCCTGCGCTCGGGCGTTGTTCTCGTCCCGAGCAACGATGATGAGGTTCCGGACGAGCGAGTCGATCCCGAGCAGTCGCTGATTGAGCGAGCCGCTCGCCAGCGTGTAGTTCTGCTTGTGCCAGTACTGCGTTGTCTGGACACCGGGAGGGTTCGGCGAGACCTGGTTGCCTCGGATGTCGGCGACGTTGGGGTCTTGCCAGCCTTCGAGCAGCACCCGGACACGGACCGTCGGGAGGACGTTGGGAGGCGTCGAGTAGACGGTCGTCGACGGCGCCAGCCGCATGTTGAGCGAGAACGTCGACGAGGCGCTCTTGTTCGGGAGCGTGCCCATCGCATCGCGACGCACAAGCTCGGCCGGGACGTAGAGAGCGAAGGTGAACGAGCCGCCGTCGGCGCCGGACGTGTCCTGTAGGAAGATCGGCGAAGCCTTGGCGTCCCCTTGGAAGTGGTAGCCGCCGTACTTGTCGACGAGGTACAGGTCGTAGCCCGTCATCGGGCCGACAAGAGGCTGGCTATTCGTGTCCTGGAAGTTGACGAGATCCAAGACGTTGAAGGGGGCGTCGGCGTTGTAGACGACGGTCGCCACGGTCTGTCCGGCGACGGTCCCTTCGACCAGGATCCACAGACCGGCGAGGAAGCCGTTCGGGTCGACTTCGAGGCTCGGCAGGTCGACGGCCGAGGCGCCGAGCACGGCCGAGGCGTCGTAGATCGGCTCGTCGATCCGGCGAGTACCGGCGACGAAGGGACGGAGAGCGACCGGTGCGGCCTGTCCCTGTCGGGCCTGTCCGGCGGGAGCGGCGGCGCCATTGGCGCGCTGCCGGTCCATCACTGAGCTACGTCGTGCCACGGATCAAACCTCCGAGATCGGGTTAGGTCCGTGGTAGGCGCCGGACGACTCCTGTCGGTCGGGATGCTAGCTCACCGGTCGATAATCGCCATCACATGCTCTTCTCGGCCGAGATAGAGGAATTGGTGATTCCCGAGGACGCCGGTCGCCGGGTCGACGATCGACTCGATCAAGTCGGAGTCGAAACCGCCGATCTCGCCGAGCCGTTGACGGTTGCGCTTGTCCGGCTCCTTCGCAATGAAGAGGTGTTCAGGTGCCTGGTAGGCGAGTAGGGGAGCGTGGAACGGCCGTTGAGTAGCCGCCCACAAGCCGATCCCGAGCGAGCGGCCTCGCATCCATAGCCGGTTGAGCGAGGCTTCGAGCCGTAGCTCTTTGGCGACGCCGACCACTTCGTCGACGAACAGGGCCCGCGGTTCGCCGTTGCGTCGGGCGGCTTGTACGTAGCTCTCTCGGAAGCACCGGTCGAATTCGGACCGGAGTACTTCGTCGTCTCGGTCGAAGTCGCCGAGCGGCGGCCAGAGCACCCACCCACGAGGCTTGTCGAGTTTGCGGCGCACGATCGGAGGCGGCCAGTGCTTCACACGGCGGAGCTTGTACTTCGTCATGAAGTCCACGACGGTCTTGTCTCGCGGCTTCATGACGAGCACGACGCCGGGCCGTTCCTTCGAGATCGAGGCGTTGAGTAGTTGGAAGCCGAGATAGGTCTTCCCGGCTCCGGTGCGGCCGAGGATGGTCACGTGTTGGCCGTCTTCGTAGCGCCAGTAGCGATCGAGGAAGAGTTGTCTCGGGATCTGAGCGATCCGAGTCGGTCGATCTTCGACCATTCGGCGAGCCATGCTCGGGAAGCGTAGACGTGACTTGCGGCTCTAACGCCGGTATCCGGGTTAACCGGACGATCCTCCCCCGCACGTCTTAGGGGACCGCTTGGCTTTCACAGAGCGGATCGTCCCGACGACGGCCAAGCGTCGGCATCGCGTAGGGCTTCGATCGTTGGGGCCGTTGACTGCCGACGATCAAACGCACGGCGAAGCCTACGGGGAAGGGACCGGCCCGGGAAGCGCAAGCGCTCACGCCGGACGGCGGGAGCCGACGGAGGCTTCTCCCCCTGGCGCTTCCCGAGCCGGTGGGCGGAAGGAACGCTACTCGTGGACCTGTTGGCGGTGAAGCTCTACGGCGTCGGCGACTTCCTCGAAGCTCGGCGACACGACGCCATTGATAGCGCCGCTGATTTCCACGTAGGCGCCGCATCCGCCGCATGAGAGGAATAGCGGCGTCCCGCTTCCGCCTTCGGGGCCGCCCGCTTCGATGCGGATGAGGTAGCCCGATCGCTCGTTCTCCCGATCCCGGAGAAGGTGAGCCGGAGGCGGCTCGGCGACGTTGTAGGTGATGAGCAACCGGAAGGCGTCGGGATACCGCTCTCGTTCCTCATCTGAGAGCGGAAGCGTCACGATCGAAGCGATCGTCGTCTCTTCCGGAATCCCGATCATTTGCCACGACCCCGGCCGACCGTCTCGATCCTTCGAGGCGTTGATAAGTCCACTCACGTCGGCATACATGAGGATGGCGAAGCGTGACCCGATCATGCCGCCATACCGCCCTGTGCGCCCGTCTCCGGCTCTCCGGCGATCTCGGCGAGCAAGACCTCCGGGGAGACCGTCCCGGCCGTCCCTGCGGGCACCAGGCCGTGATTGACGCCGATCTGTAGGACGAGCGGAGCGACCGCGGCGAGGACGAGGCCGTAGGGGCCGACTTCGCCGAGCCGCTCTAGCGCCGCCGCTACAGCCTTGTTCTGTCCGGCGAGCGAGTCGAAGGCGTCGGCGATCGGCTCCGAGCAAACGTTGATAGCGACGAGATCGGCGGCGAAGACGTCCGATCGAGTGGCCGCCATAGCGACCGGGAGCGACACGATTTGGATGAGGCCGAGCATCGCTTCGCGGTGAGCACTCTTCCCCGGGGTCTTCTTCTTCGGCGCCGGACCGGAAGCTCGGCGTTGGTTGGCCGCCCGAGTCTGATAGCGAGCCGGGTCACGCTTGTACGGCGTCCCGTCGGGCTTGAGGCCCCACGGCGCATCTTGAGATCGGGTCTCGGCCTCGATCTTGGCTGTCGGGTCGTCGCCGTTCGTAGGCGACGGGATCTCGACACTCGTCACTTCGTCAGTAGCCATACCAGGATCCCTCCGATCGTGGCGCCGATAACGAGACCGACGCCGAACACTTCGACGAGCATCTTCCACACGAGCGCCGTCATGTAGTCGGATAGCTCGTTCGCTCGCTCTCGGCCCTTCGCTAGCTCTGTGCGCCATCTTCCGTACATGGGTCGCTACGGTAGCTCCTATGCCTACCAATCCGAAGGTTCTCCCGAGTCAAGTCCAGTGTCCGACTTGTCGGAGCCAGCCGGGGTCGCCGTGCGTCGATCTCCGCAAGAGATCTATGGGATCCCTCGTCCACGGCTCCCGCACCCGGAAGGCCGCCCGACTCAACGATAGGAAGGCCCGATGAGCGTCATCCGGTGGTATCGATCATGGCCTACCGAAGCCGCCTTCGTCCGAGTACGAAGGCAAGCTCACGTCGTCGATCATCTTCCCCGGCTTCGGATCCACAGCTACGACTATCTGACAGCCGAGCCGAGGCTTCCGAGCGATCGGCCCGGGTTCTGTCTGCTCGAATGGGACGTTGCCTTCGAGTCGGCCGAGCGCATCCGGTTTGCTCATGCCGCATCGGTCTATCCGAAGGCGGTACTGGTCGCCCCCTACAACCTGTATCCGATCGACGGCGTACCCGAGTGCGCTCACAGAGACCAATACGGCGACCCGGTAGAGCACGGCTCCCTCTCGTGTGCGAGCTTCGGGTTCGGATGCATCTATCTCCCTCACGATCTCGTGTCCGACTTCATGCACGACGCCGGAGATCTCGGGATGACAGACGCAACCTTCTCCCGATACGCACGCGAGACCGGCGCCGAAGTGCGTATCGACTGGTCGTTCCGTCCGCATCACCTATCGGGGGACTAGTCGTGACTGACTGGCACCTGTCCATAACCTCGTGGGCGGGTATCACGGCGGGAGCATCCCACTATTACGGCCGGATCAAAGACGATGACTACGAACAAGAGTCTCATGACGTGCGCCATCCGGAGACCGGATCGGCCCGATTCGAGAGTCGAGACCTACTCGTCATCACGGCCATACGGTATTGGAGAGACGCCGAACTAGGCGGAACGCTCCGTAGAGGCGATCCCATCTATGAGAATCGAGAGGTACTAAGCGACCTCTGTCCCTGGTGCCGACGGTTGCCATTACGACCACTCGGCCACTCCGGCCCCCACCTATTACCCGCAAAGGCTCAACGATGATAGCCGAGACTCTCGAAATGGCCGCTATGGTGCTCGTCGCCTCGGCTCTATTGTTCGGAGCGATAGGCGCCGTCCTCGATCGCCGTCATCCTCCGAGGCCGAGGCCGCCCGATCCCCGGCCGCCGACGCCGTTCCCGTACCCGCATCCGAACCCCCTTCCCCCCGAAGGCCCGTAGGGGGAACTACACTGAGCGATCT